GTGGGATACTTGTACCTGTTTCGGGTATGTAGCACCGCAGTCGCAATTCTTTATTGCGTTGTCGTATATGTTGGCTTGTTGTCTAAACTCTTCGTCTATTTGTGTTATTTTCATCTTAACCAATCTCATTCTTTGTGTTATACCCTTTTTACTAGCGTATCTATAGAGGGTGTAAAAAGGCTTAGGGATCTATTGTATTCGCTGTAATAAACCTCTTGTGTGGGCGACGTCTTTATGGAGAGTATTGACTCACTATGGTCGCAGTCATCGAAGAAGCTATCCCCAATATCTAAATCTGCGAACGTTAGTGGTTTATCTAGCTCCTCTAGAAACGCCTTACACTCGGCTATTTCTTGTTCAGCGTTTTCTAGTCTTTTGATTGCTTCGTCTTTTGTCATCTTCGCCATATTGTTACCCTAGTGATCTAATTGCTGATGCGATCATTGCTCCTGCGAAAAAGAGTCCGATTATTATGCAGATGCCTAAGCATCCGAATTCATCAGACAGGTCTTGCTTTATTCTGTATTCGCTCATCTTGTTATTCCTCGTCTATTTGCGATTTAGCCACGACAAAGGAAACGAGTCCTATGACAACGATAGCGATAAACTGCACACCGTATGAAAGATCGTTAATTCCTTGGTCTATCATTGTTGTTGTCCAAGCGAAGATAATCCAATAAAGGATCGTTCTTTGGTTTCGAGTTCTATTGTTCATCTTGTCCTAATTGTTGCTTTTTATGGTCTGGATAAAGGCAAGCGTAAGTGTAAGGGCTGTCTTTTTGTCAAGGCCCATTCTGTTCAATTCGGAGTAATACAGAAATACGGCTTGAGCCATTTCTCGCACGCCCTGTAAAAGCGTATTGTCTTCATTCATCTTATCGTCCTCTTTTTAGTGATAACCAATAATAGGAAGTGTTCGATTGTGTGTCAAGGGTTGGTTACGAATTATTTAGTTAGGGTGTGCGCTTTTGTATTCTAGTCACTAGAGGGAGTGAGGGTGTGTGTTCCCTCCCCTTATCCAAGTAGATGTAAAAATTGCTGTTTGCCGATCCGAACGAATCCTAGCGGGAAATGCAACGCGCTTGATAGCAGACAACCTGTTTGTTGTCACTAGGGCGAAACGGATGGGACTTATTTTACGTGATCCAACTCCTTGTCTCAGGGAGAAGTATTGCGGTAGGCTAATGGGAACCGCACCTGTGCGAGCAGGGATTATTCGGACTTATGGTTCTAGTCACTCTTCGGTCGTTCGGGCGTGTGTTATGAACCCTGACCGTAGCCTCTTGATTCCATTACTATTTTATAGTAGTAGATAATTCGCGGCATTGTGGACGCGGTGAGAATTGAACTCACGTTTCGGCTATTTGACACTCCGTTACAGAGTGCTGATTCACCGATCTATCCTTTCGCGCCCATTTGCAGCGACGGTGGGGATCGAACCCACTACTGGCAGGAGAGGGAAAAGATGAAAAACCCTGTCACCAGCAATGCCGTTAGCATCGTCGCTATATCGACCATTAGTAGGTTGCGCTTGGCTTTCGATTTTCACTAAGCGCATCTTTTCGTGGTCGATGTCGCATTATACACACAAGGCGGTATTTTTTCACCGCTTCGTCAAAACTTATTTATTTAGTCTAGGCTAAACCGTGAACTGTTGCTATTGTGAAGGGGTGTTCATACATTTAGGGTATAAATAAAAACAAGTGTTGCAATGAAATACAAAGCGGTAGGCGACTACGTAATTTTAACGCGAGAAGAGGCTAAGAAACGCTCAGACGGTGGTTTAATCCTTCCCGACAGCGCACAGAACAATGGGCCATTTGCGTTCGGCGTTATTGACAGTAAGGGCGATTGCGAGTCCTTGTTTAATGTCGGCGACAGGGTTATCTACGCGAAACACGGGGGCTTTGACCTAGAGAACGGTCAACAGCTTCTTTCTCGGACGGGAGTCCTTGCGGTAGTTGAGTAGATGCCCCTCTACGACTACAAATATCCCGACGGATCGTTTAAGGAGATTAGGCAGAAGATCACGGACAAGGCACTAACGAAATGCCCTGAAACAGGGGTTCCGATTAAGCGTGTCATTCTGAGTAGCGACACAGGGCTAAGGTTTAACGGTACAGGCTTCTACACAACAGACTACAAGGGCAAATGAAAACAATGTTCATCGGCGGGTTGATTCTAGGCGTGGCAGTAACGGTCGGCTTGGGGTATTGGGCAATCGGAAGGGCGTTCAACAACTTTTAATAGGTAGCTCAGATAACTAAATGACCGAAGCCCTAGACAAAGACGTTGCCATCGTTATTGAAATGATTAGAGAGCAAGGCGCAATAACGGCTTGTGCTGAGTCGTTCGGATTCGGCCTTCACTTCGCGTTAAAACTTAGCGGTAAAGGAGTGCGTATATCGGAGATAGAAATTTGCCAGTTAATCGACCAATACGAAGAGAGACTACGTGACCGATCAGAAGAAACAGGCAGGTGAAGTAGAGTTTGAGGGTACTAGGTTATTACAGCTTGTCCTGCATTTTCTACGTAGCGACAAGAGGGTTCTTGTACTTCAGGGCGGCACAAGAAGCGGGAAGTCGTACGCCATAGCGCAGGGGCTTTGCATTGAGTTTGTAACACAGTTAGCACAACGGGGATCTAACGAAACGTGGATGCTCTCCGTATTCCGTAAGCGTATGCCCTCGCTCAAGGGGTCGGCTATGCGTGACTTCTTTGAGATTCTCAATACCCATAATTGGTACGACCAAGCGTACCACAACAAAACCGAAAGCGAGTACAAGGTTGGCCCTATCGGCATTGAATTTCTTGGGCTTGATGATCCGCAGAAGGTTCGCGGTCGCAAGCGAGATTTAGCGTGGATGAACGAGGCGAACGAGTTCACGTTTGAGGACTTTATGCAGATCGTCTTGCGCACGAGTGGCAAGGTCATCCTAGACTACAACCCGTCCGACGAGTACCATTGGATTTATGACAAGGTGCTGATTCGTGACGACATTATGTTTGACATATCGACGTACCGCGACAATACGTTTCTCTCTGAGGACATAATAAAGGAAATTGAATGGCTCCGCGAGGTGGACGACAACGCCTGGCGTATTTACGGTATGGGAGAGCGCGGGTCTTCGGGTGCAGCCATCTATCCTAGATTTGAAACGTGTGAGAAGTTGCCTGGTGTCTTTCCTCCTGTCTACGGGCTTGACTTCGGGTATAACAACCCAAGTTCTCTTGTGGCGGTAGAGATTGGCACGAACGAGGACAACGAGCCATCCATTTGGATCGACCTATTGATGTACGAGCGCAAACTGACTACGGCTGACGTTATTAAGCGTCTAGGCGATCTCTTGGAAGACCCTTATTACCCGACCTACGCGGATAGCTCTAGCCCTGAGAGAATCGACGAGATACGGTCGCACAAGTTCAACATTATACCCGCCGACAAACGGAATCATTCTGTTAAGGATGGCATAGACTTTGTGAAGCGACACAAGATTTATATAACAGAGGACAGCGAGGAATTGATACGCGAAATGAGGGGCTATAAATGGCAACAGGACAAGGATGAACGAATCCTTGATGTACCCGTTAAATTCCGCGATCACGCTCTTGATGCTTTGCGCTACGCGGCGTATACGCATTATGGCAGACCTGTACAATGGCTAATAGCATAAAATTATGATGTTTCCCACCTTTCAGAGCGTCTTTGCTAGGGACGTAAAGCCTTCTGTTAAATCCGCTTTGTCTGCCGACAATGTAATAGTTAGCGCACTCGCTGGCGGTCGCGTTTCGGACTACCTAACGGTCGATACGGCTTATGAACGGGTCGGTTGGTATCGCAGGTGTGTAGACGCGAGGGCTGATGCTCTTTCGCAGATGCCGTTTACAATACGCTCTAAGTCAAGCGGAAGGGTTCTGTATGACAGCGAGGGGTTCAAGCCCCTTCCTGACGCGCTTGGTTACGTGAAGAACTTCCGAACCCTTATGAAGATGAAGGGAATTTCTGCGGTACTGAAGGGACGCGCCTATTGGCAGGAAACAGAGGGTGAAAATGGTATTTTTTACCAATGGCTTGCTCCCGACAACATAGAAGAAGTGTACAGCGAAACGACGGGGCAGATCACGGGCTACACGCGCAAGATATACAACAGAAAAACAGGGTCGCACACAGAGGTATCTATTCCGAAGGAATCTATTGTTGCCTTCTACGAGGAAGACCCTAGAGTAGAGGTCGGCCCACCAATTAACATTCTAGGCGAGTCTTGCCGTGTAAACGCAGACGTTTTATACAGCATAGACCGTTGGCTAGACGGGCATATGGACAGGGCGTTAATGCCGTCCCATATTATTTCCCTTCCATCCAACACGCCTCCCGACGAACGCTCTAGGTTTCAGCAGATATGGGATCAGAAGTTCAGGGGCAAAGACAAAGGGGGCAATCAAATGGTTGTCAACGCAGACACGGTTACGGTACAGAAGATTGGGGAAGGAATAGGGGAGTTTGGGCAAAGCGGAGTGTTAAGGGAACAGCGAGAGGCTATAGCCGCTACGTTAGGCGTTCCTCTTAGCTATTTGTTGCCCAACGCAGCCAACCGCGCCACAGCCTTTCAGGACGACGAGAACTTCTACACGAAACAAGTTATCCCCGAAGGCAAGAGGGCGCAGGACGCGATAAACGACCGCATATTTAACCCTCGCGGTCTTGTGTGGCGTTTTGAGTTTAAGCGCATCCCTGCCTTGCAACATTCAGAGCTAGAGAAGTCCCGATCACTTGTACCGCTAGTAGGCAAGGGAAGGCAGATTATTACTGTTAATGAAGGGCGCGACTTTATGGGTATTGAGAGCGCAGGGGCTGAGTTTGACGTTCTTAACGCTCCAATCGCCCCACCTAGTGTTATGGAGCCACAGAACGAAGAGCAGCAACCACTTGACGAAAGGGCGTTAATTGATATTCGTAAATGGAAGGGAAAAGTTGAACGCAACGGATCAGCAGTACCCTTCGAGTCAGAGGACATACCACAATGGGCGCACAAGGCAATACGAACGAGATTGGATTTTGGGGAGACGGCAGAAGAAGCGTTTCAGCCCCCGTACTGGAACCTTCGGTAAAGGCAGACCAATACTACCAAATAAGAGATAGCCTAGAAGTGTCAGCCGTGACTCTTCTCAGGCGTGTCATTACTAAAGAGATAAGTGATGCCGTAGATCAAGTAGAGGTTACAGGCTCGTTCACGCTATCCGCTACGGAGCAAGAGAGGGCGATACGCGATATTTACCGCGAGGTATTTATGGTGTTTGCCTCTTGGCAACGGGACGAGTTGCTACCCAAGAAGACAACGAAGGCTGACGACGACGAAAAGAAGCCTTTTCTAGTGCTGTGGGGACTATGGGTTCTCAACTTCTTCCTCAATAGCCTATTCTCTAAGATGCGCTCCATCCTTGCTACCGAACGAAGGATGATTAACGTAATCATTGACACGGGGAATAGGCAGGGGCTTACTCAGCTAGAGATCATTGCAGAGCTTCGGCGCAAAGTGCCATTCATTGCAACGAGCGAGGCGCACAGGATCGCAAGGACGGAAGTGACAAACGCGGCGAACGCAGGGGCATTGCAAGGGGCTAAGTCGGTAGGAGCCAAGCGCAAATACTGGATCACATCAAGCGACGAACGAGTACGGAGAGGGGAACGAGGATTCAACCACGCGGTTATGCACGAAGTCTCTGTGCCTATGTCTGAGCCGTTTATTGTTGGCGGTGAAAGGCTTGAGCATCCTGGCGATGGCAACAACGGCGCATCTATTGGAAACCTCGCTAACTGCCGTTGTAGACTAGCATTTTCTATTTGAACCTAGTTCGCAATAATGGGTATCAATCCACGAACCTAATTTATATGTTATGAACACGGACGAAAAATTAGTCTTTTTTGGTGACGCTATCAAGGCTGTCGTCGGGAAAGAGAACACAATAGGCGGTTACCTTGTGCGCTTCTCTAGTGCGGAAGACCCTGACCTTACGAACGAGTTTTTTACGAAGAACACACAATTCGGCCCCAACCTAACCCCTCCCCTTTTATACCATCACGGATTTGACCCGAAGATGAAGGCGAGCATTATTGGGTCGGGCAGTTGGACGATGGACGAAGTAGGTATTTGGTATGAAGCACAGTTGGCAATGGCTGACCAATACCAAGCCACGATAATGAAATTAGCCGAACAAGACAAACTCAGGTTCTCTAGCGGAGCCGTGACCGTTGAGCGAGAGCAACAAGGCAAGAGTACGTGGCTTAAAACGTGGATCATAGGGGAGGCTTCGCTTACTCCTACCCCTGCGGAGCCTCGGAACGTAGCTATGCCCGTTAAATCAATTTTTACCGAATCTAACGACCTAGAACAGACGGAATCTACCGTAGGGAAGGAAGAGGAGGAAAAGCAAGAGGCTAAGGCCGTTATTGTGCCTACGCCTGAAATAGAAACACAAACACAGACAAAGAAAATGGAACCCGAAAAAACACCTACGGTAGATGTAGCGCAGATTGCAAAAGACGCAATCAAAGCATATCAAGTAGCCCAAGACGAGGCAGCAGCAGAAGCCCTAAAGGCAAAGGCTATTGCACCGCAAAAAGAACAGTACAATGTAGCTCCTGCCGTTGTAGCAGATAGTTCGCATTGGAAGTTTGACAACTATCCTATTGAAGAGCTTTCCTTTACGGCTGAGTTCTTGAATCAAGCAGAAGGCACACGGCGCGACGCTAAACCCGCATCTGACTCGCTATTGAAAACACTCGCTATGCGTATGGATTCTAAGGGCGAAAACGGTAAGGTTATCGATCCTGCCCGCCACGCCTTCAAGTCTTGGCAAGCCAAGTCAGGCGTTAAAGCTAACGAGATCGCGCAATCGACTCTTGCTTCCTATGGCGACGAATGGGTAGGCGTAGCTTACTCTTCTAACCTGTGGGAATCTGTACGTAGTGCTACTAGCGTAGTGGGACGTATCCCTTCGTTTGAGTTCCCTGCGGGTGCTGAGTCGATGGTTATTCCAATCGAATCAACTGACCCTGTGTGGTTCTTGGTTGCTCAGGCTTCGGCTCTTTCGTCGAATCCAGGTGGCATCCCAACGAACACAGTAACGTCTTCTCAAGTGGGGACAGCAAATAAAACGGCTACCCTCTCCAAGTTGGGCGCACGTTCCTTGTATACGGGTGAATTGAGCGAAGACGCGGTTCTTCCGTTTGCGGGACAGTTGCAGAAGCAACTTGTAACCTCAGGCGCGGAGTACCTTGAGTCTGCCGTTATCGACGGTGACACGGCTACGGGAGCCACAACCAATATCAACGATATTGCTGGCACTCCTGCTGCAACAGACTGGTTCTTGGCTTTCAACGGCTTCCGTAAGAGTTGCCTTGTTACGACTACTGCAAATAGCCGTGACGCAGGTGCGCTTACCGCTTCTGACTTCTTGGAAACAGCCAAGTTGTTAGGAACGGCAGGACAGTTGGCAGAGCCAGGAAAGACTTCGTTTATCCTTGATGCTAGTACCTATTGGAAAGCTATTGAGCTTACCGAAGTCAAGACACGCGACGTATTCTCTAGTCCTACTATTGAAAACGGACGCTTGACAGGTATCTACGGATTCGATGTTTCTCAGTCATTCCATATGCACAAAGCACAGCCTAGTCGCTTGGCTAACGCTAATGGGAAGGTTGACCTTGACACCGCAGGTAACAACACGACAGGCTCTCTGCTTGCTGTTCGTTGGGATCAATGGATGTTCGGTTACCGTCGCAGAATGACGCTTGAGACAAGCCGCATAGCTGCTGCTGACTCTACCGAAATCGTCGCTATAATGAGGGCTTCCCTTACACAGCGCGGAACGGAAGGATCAGCAATCTCTTACAACATAACTGTTTAATCTGATAAGATAGCCTGACCCCTGCCCCTCTTCGGAGGGGTGGGGCGAGGCAAAGGAATAAAACTATGGCACAAAATACTTACATAGCCCGCAAGGGCGAAGATGCTGATTTCGCTAACGTAACAGTTAGTGGTGATCTTACCGTAACAGGTGACGCATCCTTTACAGTTGATCTTACACTATTGGACGATCAGGACTTGGAATTGGGAAGTGCGACAGGCGGTGACGTTTTGGTACGCTTCTCTACGGCAGATGCGTCTAATCCGGCGACAGTAATCGCCTTAGACAACACTTCTCAACAGTTGCACATAACGGATAAAGCCGCAGTCGCAACTGATTGGATAAGAAGCGCAGGGACACACCCTGAACTCTCAATCCATTCCAACACAACACCTGCTACTGATTACCTAGCAATAGGCAACCACGACGGAACCACTGCGTCACTAGACGTAGTAGGCGGTACTACTCTTGACCTAAAGATCGCTGGGGCATCTGCCCTTGCGCTTACTGCGGGTTCGGTTGCTGTAGCCGCATCGTCAGGCGTTACCATCGTTGGCCCACTTGTCAAGTTTACGCAAACGGTTGCCGTTGCCGCCTTCACAGACAATGCAAACACAACAGGTCAGTTCGATTTAACGGTCGCAACTATCCCTATTGGCGCAACATTTGTACGGGCTGCTGTTACGGCTGTCGTTGGCTTCGCGGGAGATGCGTCTGCCGTAATGACTATCGGTGACGGATCGACCGTAGATCGCTACAATGCTGGAACGATCAACGTATTCGCTACCGCCGCGAACGGCATTGACGCAGGGGTTCCATCGGGAGTCTTGTATCATACTGCCGCCGCTACGGTTCGCCTTACTATCACAGGGGCGGCTGACTTTACGTCAATCGTCACGGATGGTAACGGTAGCGTGACTGTTGAGCTTTATTACCTAACCTAAAATGAAAGTACGTTTCCTAGTTGATTATAGGGGCGTTCTTACTGACGAAGTATACTTTTTAGCGGGAGTGGTTGTCGATCTTGAACGTGGTGAAGAACTCGTTCGGGCGGGTCGCGCCACTCCCGTTGAAGACTTCGCCAAAAAGGAAGAGCCTAAACAGCCTGTAAAGAACAAAAAGAAATGATAGTTAATCATAAGTTTAACATAGTTACGGACGCAAGCGGTGATTTTACCGCAACGTCAGAGCGTTCTTTTCTCGGTCGCCTCATATCGGTAGACTACGCATTTAATGGACTTGACGCTACCGCCGACACTACGCTGTCCTACACGGGTGGTGTGGGCGTATCTCGTAACCTCGTAGTGTTTACGAACAGCCAAGCAACTGCCTCGTCTGCCGTTGTCGCTGATGCGATTGATGTGGCAGGAGCTGCTTCGGGTCAAGACGTTCATCCATTCGTGGACGGCAAGCTCGTCTTGACGGTTGCTCAGGGAGGAAACGCAACGTCAGGCACGTTCGTAGCCTATGTAGAGGTCTAATGGAATTACGAGTAACAACGGCCCCGTCTAAGTTACCCGTAGAAGTCCTTGATGCTCGTCAGCATTTGCAGATTGAGCATACGGACGACGACGGGTATATTAAGACACTTATCAAGGCGGCAACCAATGTCGCTCAGATAATTACGGGCAGGAAGTTTATTACGCAGACCATTACGATTGAGCTTGATGCAACAGAAACAGCAAGCCCAATACGGCTTCCGTACCCGCCTTTCCAGAGCGTTACGACATTTAAGTATTACGATGGTGACAGGACGAAGCAAACCGTTGACTCGGCTACGTACAGCACGATAGGGACAAACCCTGCGCGTATCGTTGCTGACGACGGTGGTTGGTCTGTCTATCAGTCGTACCAAGCGTTAGAGATCGTTTACGTGGTCGGCTACGGGCTTACTAGCGCGTCCATTCCCGAAGACATTGTTCACGCTATCAAGATCATTGTGGCTGACTTATGGAATAATCCTGAGTCGTCTAAGTTAGAAACACGGACTCAGTTGACAGCCAATCAAGTACCCTATGCGGCCCTTGCTCTTTTGCAACCATACCGCGTTCTAACATAATGGCTAGAAGGTTTCCCCATAGGGTTCAGATACAGACCGCTACTACCGTGACGGGTACGGATGGTACTGAGGCGCGTACTTTTGCCAATGCTAGAGAGCGAAGCGCGAGGCTAAACAGCATAAAGGGTGCTGAGTCGTTACTAGGCGGTCGCTCTTACCCTACGGCTACGCACGTTATCGAAATGCACTACGATCCAAAGAACATACTTACGAGCGACGATCAGCTTACGCACAACAGTATCACGTATGATATTGAGTACATAGAGAACGTGGGAGAGCGTAACAAGGAGCTTTTGGTTATGGCTAAATCGAAGAGGGCGTAATGTCTTACTTGAATATAACTGCCAAGTATGTAACAAAGAGAAGTGGGCCTTTACTACGTAATCCGCGTATGGCTTACGGTGCGCTTGTTACGAATGGCGTAAAGGTTAGCGCGAACACGGCCTTCAAGATGGCAGGTGATGTGATCCGAAACATACCCGAAGGGGCTATGATTGCTGGCACAGAGATTATGCGAGAAACCATCGACAAGGTGTACCTAGAAGCGTTACTCTTGGCCCCTGAAAAAACGGGCAACCTAAAGGACAACATAAGAAAGAGGGTTTCACCTTCGCTGAATCGGGTTCGCGGTATCGTGAGTAGTAGTGCGCCTTACGGCCCTTTTATGGAGTTCGGGTTTAGGCATTGGCGTAACGGTAAATTCTTTATGGGGCGACCTTTTCTCTTTCCTGCGTTCAATCGCCACGTACAAGACTTCCACAACAGGATAAGTAATCTGTTTAAATAATGACAGACCCAACAAAATATCTACGCATTGGGGGAAAGACCGCTATCGACGCGGCTATGACTACCAATAGCAAAACGTGTCCTGTACGCACGAACCCTAAGCACGGGCAAGCCCTTCCATATATCCACCAAGCGTTGTCCTTTGTGAATCCTCGGCACACGACTACGGCGCAGGGAACGACTACGTTTATAACGTATAACGTGTACGCAGACGATCCTTCGGAACTAGACGACCTTGTTGTAATAACACTAGGTGCGCTAACGAACATAAACAGTCCTATAAGCGTTGACTCCTCTGTGAAGTTAATTACCTATGATATTGACGAGAACGGCATCAACGGCACGTTTGAGAACGATACACCCGATGGTATTCAGTATATGAAGTCCATCCGAATTAAATATAGAACACACGAATAACAATCGCAGCACCTTCAACAGTATCGACGGGTTTAGCATATGTTCTATCC